GCTAGAAAGGATGCCAAGGTCGATAAGAAAGCATTGGGTCGGGTTGGTGTACTAGATACCTATGTCCATAATATGGAACGCTATTTGCGTACTGGTATCTGGTTAGATCTGTTCTATGGTGAAAATCAAGAGCATCGTGTTAAGTATCGCTCGGTTGCACCGACGTATGACAATGAAGGGTTTATCAAACGTAGGATTGGTGTTATCTATCCTGATTGTGGTGAGTATACCAAAGAGATGTTTGAAGAAGATAATCTATAAATACAAGCATACACAACCCCAAAGGGATCAATATGTCTAACGACAATGTAATACAATTTCCTAAAGACAGGATGGTTGATGGTCACTCTCTTCTGCCTACCAACGAAGAAGAATTGGTCAAATCCATTTCTATCCACCGAATGATGCTAGTGGATGAGGTCGTCAACTCTATGTTCAGCAACATGGGATCTAAACTTTTCTTGCAAGGATTCCCTATTGACGACAAAGCATTCTTTCAGGACTTTGTTTTAGTCGGTGAAATGCTAAGAGCCCTTCTGTATAACTCAGTCAATGTTGATCACCCACTCTATCAAGCACTTGAAGATAACCGAGAGAAATTAAAAGACTTGACAGAGAAGGGTGATTTGGTTATTATGGAAGATGAAGATGAAGATTTATTTGATGACGAAGAATTTTAACCTATAAGGTGAATTATGATTTTACTTGATTTTTCGCAGGTGTGCTTGTCTGGCATTCTTGCGAGTGGAAACAAAGACTTTGGTGAAGATTTGGTTCGACACATGGTCTTAAATTCCATCCGTAACTTTAAAAGTCGCTTCTCTAATTATGGCGAACTGGTTATCTGTTGTGATGATAAAAACTATTGGCGGAAGCAAATGTTTCCATACTACAAAGCCAATCGGAAAAAGTCCCGTGAAGCATCGTCGCTTGACTGGAATATGATTTTCAATACGTTGAGTATGATTAAGGAAGAGGTCAAAGAAAACTTTCCTTACGTCGTACTACAGGTTGAGAGTGCAGAGGCAGATGATTTGATTGCTACCATGGTTGACCGATACGGTAACAACGGTGAGAAGATTATGATTGTTTCAGGCGACAAGGACTTTGCTCAGTTGCAACGGTATAAGAATGTTTCTCAATACTCGCCCATCACTAAGAAGATGATTAAGGTTGATGACCCTATGGAGTATTTGTTTGAGCATGTTATTCGTGGTGACAGTGGCGATGGTGTCCCTAACATCTTGTCTCGTGATGACGTATTCGTGAATGGATTGCGACAGAAACCACTACAGAAGAAAAAAGTGGCTTCGATGATTGATGAGATGAAGCGTGGTATCACACCATTTGATGGTGAGGTGAAGCGTAACTATCTCCGCAACATTCAGTTGATTGATTTGACACGAGTGCCAGATGACATTCGACAGGAAGTCATATATAAGTATAACAATTATGAGCGCAAGGATCGTTCATTGTTGCTGAATTATTTTATTAAAAACAAACTCAGAAACCTTATGAGTGATATCCAGGAGTTTTAAATGAGAATCGGAATGGCAGAACTTTTTGAGCAGGCTGCTAAGAAACGAGCAAAGAAAGACAAGATTGCTGCACTACAAGAAGCAAGGCAGCAACCGCATTTCTTCACGATGCTTAAATATATTTTTAAAGAAAACATTGCTTGGGACTTACCTGAAGGAGCGCCGCCATACAAGGCACAAGCAAAAGAGACAGATTTGCAGCATGTGTTGTTTTCTGAGTTTCGGCGGATCAAAATCTTTATGATGGGTGAGTATCCACAGATGAAACCTATCAAGCGAGAAACATTGTTTATTGAGTTTCTTGAATCACTGGACCCTGATGATGCTAAACTTATCATTGCGATGAAAGATAAGAAGTCGCCATACAAGGGTTTGACTAAGAAGACTGTACTAGAAGCATTTCCAAAGGACACCGTAGGCTGGTAAAATGGGTAAAACTTTTAAAAACCCCTCTTCAAAATGGGATGATGATGATTACGATTATCAAGAGTCTGATAACCGTAAAGCAAAGAAGTTTAAAAAACTTCGTGAAAGTCGGCGTAAGAAAGAAGATCTCAACGCTGATTTGATTGAAAATAGGGATTACATTGATGATCGATCTAACTAAGAAGACTGCCTTTATCATTGGCAATGGAGAAAGCCGTGCAAAATTTGACCTCACAACTCTGGCACCCCATGGTACGACTTACGGGTGTAATGCTCTATACAGAGACTTCCATCCTAATTGGTTGGTGTCTATTGATGACGGGATGATTGCTGAAATTCGTAATCAGAAAGAATTTCCAATCGACCAGTTTATCGAACCTCCTGAAGAAGAAAAATACGAGCCAGTAGAACTCTACGGTGCACCAGTTGGTACACGGACACCACGCTCTAATGCGGGTATGAATGCTATGACTGAAGCAATCCGCCATGGACATGAACAACTGGTGATGATCGGATTTGACTTTATCGTTGCTAGAGAAGACATTGGAACGTCTAACATGTACGATGGAACCCCTAACTATGGTCCCACAACACGAGCATCGTTTGAAGATCAGGCACGTCGCATGAACTACCTCAACTGGTTTATCGATAAGAACTGGGACATTGATTTCATCTTCTGTTATCCACAGATGGATGGTGATGTTACTATTTGGCAATTCATGTGTAAACGTGATGTTGGTGGGTTGACATATCAAGAATTATCGAGTATACTTAATAATGCTTGAATTATTTGAATTTTTTGTTTCGTGTCTATATCTCTATATGGCTATAGGCACGATATTCGCCGTCTGTCACTGCTTTCTTGTATTGTTTGCCATAAATCTTGGCAATTCAGAGTATACAGATAAAATAACGTTTATGGAAATTATTGAGCAGGTCATAACTTGGATTGTGGAATGGCCAATGGTTTTACGGGCACTCTTAATATATCATAATGATAAATAAAGTCAAGGAGGACTTATGCCAGAATATACATTCTATCACACTGAGACAGGCATGGAATGGGATGACTTTATGTCATTCTCAGAAAAAGAAAAGTACCTCGAAGCTAATCCAAAAGTACAACCAGTTCTCCGCTCTCTGAATATCGTTTCAGGGGTAGGCGGAATTCGTAATGACGCTGGATGGGGTGAAGTTATGCAGAAGACCGCAGAAGCACATCCTGGCAGCGAACTCGCAGCCTCTATGGGTTCTAAACAGTCAACAAAGGAGGTAAAGACAAGACAAGCAGTCGAAAAATGGAGGAAGTCAAGAGCGGCGAAAGGGTGATTTCAATTTAACCCTCATAAAAAAAGGAACAATCAATGTCCCTGCAACTCGGTTACGACGACTATCAAAACGACAATGTTACTTCGTTTAATAACAAAACATTAACAAAGCGACAAAGGAGACAACTTCGAAAAGAGCAGCAGCAAGCGAAGAATAGTTCACTGAAGATCCGAAATATCCAGGCGAAGACACAAAACCAAGATAAGGTTTTCTTAGACTTCGATGATGGATACAATCTTCTCTTGCATGGTTTAGCGGGTACAGGAAAAACATTCATATCGCTCTACCTTGCGCTGTCAGACATTCTCGAAGGATATGGTGACCAAAGAAGTGTCACAATCGTCCGATCCGTAGTTCCAACCAGAGATATGGGCTATCTTCCTGGTAATCAAAAGGAAAAGTCAAAAGTTTACGAAGCACCATATTCGAATATCTGTTCTGAGTTATTCGGGCGTGGTGATGCCTACGAAGTTCTAAAGGGTCGTGGTATGATCGACTTCGTTACAACTTCATTCGTTCGTGGTATCACAATGAGTAACACAACAGTTATCGTTGATGAGTGTCAGAATCTGACCTTCCACGAACTCGATTCTATCATCACTCGCCTTGGTGATAACAGCCGTATCATCTTCTGCGGTGATTTCAGACAAAGCGACTTGGTGCGTGACGAAGATCGAAAAGGGGTCTTGACATTCATGCAGATTCTTAGTAGAATGAAAGGGTTTGCATCTGTTGAGTTTCAAGAAGAAGATATCGTAAGAAGCAAATTGGTCAAAGAGTATATCATTTCCAAAGTCAGAAGTGGTATCGTATAGGAGAAAAAAATGCGTGACTTGAATGAATTGTATAACATGGTTTGTAGTGATCGTTATGAATACACACAAGCAGTTCAGGCAGTGGTAAACTTCTCTGGTTTACAAGGCGAAGAGTTGGCGAAGGTGTTGCCGACATATACCTCGCAACCACTGCCTGAACTGACTATCCATGACGTTCGTGGATACACACCATATTATGAAAGGGATGACGTTATCATGGGTGGTAGTTCACCTACGCATATGTTGGATGATATCAGTTTCATGGAGCATGTCATGAATATCGATCCGATTATGCCGCAAGCAAATCAAGACGATTATCTGGTCATTACAGATAATGAAATCGATTTGTATACTTCCAATTCAGATTTTCAGATCCTACCATAATGTTTATTCACAAACCAGTAGAAGTCTCTGAACTGGAGGCTGTCACTACGTCCGTTGGGAGAGTATACAAAACTCCTGACGGACCCATGCCTTCTATCACCACGGTTCTTGGTCGCCTCTCTCGTAAGGGTATTGCTGAGTGGCGAGCAAAAGTTGGTGAAGAAGAGGCAAATCGTATCTCAGGTGTTGCATCATCTCGTGGCACTCGCATTCATAAGGTGTGTGAAGATTATATAAATAACGAGCAATTAGATATTCGCTCGCCAGCAGACAAAGAAATGTTCTTATCTATGCAACCACTGTTGGATAGTTTTATTGGAACTGTATATGGTCAAGAGTTGCCTCTGTATTCTAAACACCTTGGTATCGCTGGTCGTGTAGATCTTATTTCTGAATGGAATGGTAAGTTAGCAGTCGTTGACTTCAAGACCTCTCGCAAACCTAAAAAGCGTGAGTGGATTGATAGTTATTTCTACCAATGCACTGCTTACTGCATTATGTTTGAAGAGTTGACTGGAATACCTGTGGATCGTTTCGCTGTAGTCATAGCTGTCGATCAGAATGAACCACAGACC